ATCTCCTCTTTAGTTAGTTCTTGCCCACGGAAGGATTGTAACCATACCTTTGGTTTTGGGACCATCGCGCTGATCAGTAAGCTTACCAGGGGCTTGAATAGATAAACGCCCTCGGATTGAGGACTTTCCTATTGTACCGTTATTTTTGAGATTTGTCAACCAAAAAACAACCGTTCGCCCTTTTATTGATAAGTCAACCAATAATTTCAATAAAAATTCGCCCAAATTTTTGTGTATTTTAGCACAACACAAACAGGCCGTCAAGTTTTCCACTCTTGCAGCCTGCACAAACTGTTCAGTTTCACCACTCCCTATGCTCTCACTTTTCCTTTCTGGCTTTCGCCCGGCTCTCTTATGTTGTGGCGTCTTATCTTCGCTTATGCCGTCAGTCCCAGTTCTCGCAGACACTCTCTAAATACAGTGCCCGCGCTCTTGTACCCTAATATCCTACGCGGGTAACTATTGATCCAGCTTTCCGTGACTGCGATCTCCGCCGCCGTGACCTTTGAGAAGTCCGTCCCTTTCGGATGCCTGCGGCGGATCATTGCGTTGATGTTTTCGTTGCTCCCGCGCTCCCAAGAAGAATACGGGTGGCAGTAATACACTTTCGTCCTCTTGCTTTCGGTGATGCAGGACTGTTCCAGTTGATCCGCCAATGCGAACTCGCTGCCGTTGTCCACCGTGATGCTTTTATAGATGATGCCGAATTTCTCTGCGCCCAGCTTCCGCTCCAATGCGTTGATAGCCCGCACGGTCGTTTCCGCACGGCGGTTCGGGACCAATATAATGTTCTCGTTCCTGGTCTTGCGCTCCGTCAATACCAGCAGCGCCGCCGTGCTTTTCTTTTTGCCAGAGTACACCGTGTCCATCTCCCAGTGTCCAAACTCTTCTCGGTTCTGGATTTCCTCCGGGCGCTTTTCGATGCTTTCTCCCGCAGGGGCACGGGCTGGATCTTTTACGCGCACCTTACCATACTTGTTCTTGTGTACTCCTTTTCTCGGCAATTCTTCTTGCGTCAGGTTTAGGAAAACGCCCTTTTTGATGTAACTATATATAGTAGGCACCGAAATGTGCGTCTTGAACGTCTTGCCTTCTTCCTGTGCGTATCCGTACACCGCCGCCGGGGAGCAGTCCTTATCTATAATGGTTCGCTCAATATAGGTGGCAAGCTCATGGTCTTTGCCGATTTTCAGGTTTGGTCCCTTTTCCCGCAGATGTGCTTGGTATTTCTGCTCTGCAATGTCCGGGCTGTATGTCGGTATCAATTCCCATGTCGTGCCGTTCAGCCTGTCATAGCTGCCTCTTTTCAGTTCCCGGTACACCGTGGATGGGTCCACCCTCAATTTTTCTGCGATTTCTCGCGTCCTCATTCCCTCCTTCTTCCACTTTTCAATGCGGATTCTGTCCGTAAACGTCAAATGCTTGAACACTCTCACATTGTTTTCCTCCTTTCTGCTATTGCGTTTCTTTTCGTATCAATCATAAAATATACGGTACACCGTTGTCAATTTGCAAACTTTCCACACTTTGCACAGTTCCCTTGTGCAAAACTGCCATATAAACAAAAAATCCCCCACCAGCGGCCCGATAAAGGCTGCCGGTGGGGGATTTCACGTTACTTTGGCAGGAAGCTGAGTACCCGCCCGACATACCCTCCGATTGCGGCGGCTACTACCGCCCACCACAGTTTGTTTCCGAGCGCTCCGGGGGCTTTTTCAAGCGCTGCCAGCCTAGCATCTTGCGACTTGTTCTGTGCGGTCACAATTTCAAGGCTCTTGTTGGTCGATTCGAGTTGTTGGATCGTCAGCTTGATGTTCGTGTTCATGCCGTTCACAGCATCCGTCAGCCTTTCAAGGTCATCCAGACGATGGGTGTTGCTTTTGCTCCGGCTTTCAACATCAGTCAGACGATGTTCCAGCTCTTCATCCGTCATTTTTTCCCGTCCTCCCCAAAGTGTGCTACGGTAGTTGTGGCAGCATTCTTCTTTTCCATGTAGGCTGCCAGCTTTTTCTTGCTGAATTTGAACACAACTTCCACGATCCAGTCAAGCGTGCGCTCGTTGATTGCCCAGTCCAGCCAGTCCGGCGTAAAGCCGCGCAGGGTTGCAATGACCCGCTTCTTCTTTTCTTCGCCCATCTTGCTGCCCACGATGTTCGTTTCTGCCCACTCGATCCACTTATAGACCGTCTTGGCAACAACCACACCGTAGCCCAGGCGTACCGCAAACAGCGCGGTGACGATCATGCCCACGACCATGAAGATGAACGACAGCCACGTAGGGAATGCCATAAGGAAAGATTTCATGATTTCCATAACGATACCTCCGCTTGTTTCTACTTACAGCGTCCAGCGGCTCTTTGCTTCGCGCACATCAACGTGCACCCAGCCCGCCGGACGGCCTTTCTTTACCGGGTAGCGTCCGATGCCGCCGGTGCCCTTCAGCAACGTTTCCGCATAATCAGCCACATCTTCCACACTTACGCCCTGCACACGGATGTCAGCAGCCTTGCCGTAGCAATGCTGGCTGTATGTAGCGCCCTTGACGTTCTTGTTGTGGGCGGCCGTGCGGAATGCGCTGGTGATGGTCAGCGGCTTCCCGAAATGGTCACGGATCTGCTGCAACAGCTTTACAAGATCCATGTCCACAAACACCGGGTCGCTGCCATCCTTACACCGGAACTCCTTCACGCTGAAGTTCTTGCTCAACGCCTTGCTCCCGTCCTTCGCATAGGAATATGCTTTGATTGCCATTGTTCTGCTCGCCTCTTTCTTTTTTGATGATATAGAATTTCCCGTATGTCTGGTTCAGCTTGTGTTTCAGCGCCATGCACTCGCAATGGCTCAGAACGCCGCGGTAGCTGCCAATAGTGCGCTCCACGCTCTCGGCTGTGATCTCGTTCGCCTCATACTGTGCCAGCACTTGTGAAAGCCGCAGCTTGATGCCGCGTATCGTGGCGTGACGCAGGCGGCGGTGTGTCGGCCACACCCTCATGCCTACAAATTCCACGCCCTGTTTCAATGGCTGGATGCTGGTCTTATGGTTCAGGGCAAGATTCAGTTCCCGGCGCAGGAACACGGCGATCTCGTCCCGGATGCGGGCAAGTTCCTGTTTGTCGTGTCCGATGATGATAATGTCATCCATGTACCGGATGTACCAGTGAATGCGCAGCTTGTGCTTCACAAACTGGTCCAGTACATCCAGATAGATATTGGCAAACATCTGGCTCGTAAGATTCCCGATGGGAACGCCGGTATCTTCCAGCCTACATTCGGGTGGCACTTCGTCAGCGCTCATTCCTTCCGGCAAGCCAAACTTGGTTTGATCGCTGTGCAGAATCACCCGGAACAGCCACATCATCCGTGGATCAGAGATCTTCTGCGCAAGGATTTTCAGCAGGATTTCATGGTCAATCCGGTAGAAATACTTTGAAACATCCAGTTTCAGCGTGTAGGCCGGTCCTCCACGGTCTGCCTGCCGCATCCAGTATTGCAGTTGATCCAGCGCCGCGTGCGCCCCTTTGCCCTTGCGACACGCATAGCTATCCGAAATAAAGCCTTTATCGAATATGGGAAATACAACTTGGTAGATACCCCACTGCACAACGCGGTCAGGGTAGTGCAGCGCCATAGCCATGCGCAGCACAGGCCGCCGGATCCAGAAGATCCGGTACGACCCTACCTTATAGGTCTGCTTGACCAGACGGTTTCCCAGGATGATGCAGTATTCTGCTTTGCGCTGCTCAAAGATCAGCACTTCATCCCGGTGCTTCTTTCCCTTGCTGGCGTGGTAGTGCGCCAGCATCAGGTTGTCGAAAGCCACCACCTGGATAAAGATGTTTTTGTATGTTTTCATTCACAGCCTTCCGCACCCGTGGCATATACGGCCACTCCCCACCATTCACCGGGCGGTGGGATATTCCGGCCATTCTCCCCGGTATACTGTCTGCCTTGATGCGAATACAAATTTTTCGTGCAGCGCTCCCCGGCGCTGCCGACGGATCCTGACCCCTTTTGCCCGCGTAATCCAGCCCATCTTTTCAGGCAAGCCGTGATTCATCTGGCGGGGAAAAGCGGAACGCCGCCCAATGTTGCCGTTGGCGTTGGAACGCACATTGTTCAGGTTCAGCTTGAACACGCCCGCGTTGGAAGTGTTGTTCCAGCTGCCGCCCCGGATCGGGATGCGTAAATGATGGTCAGGCCCCGGTTATGCAAAAAGGCAAGCAGCCCTATTTGGACTGCTTTCCCTCCACATACTTCATGTAATTGCCGATCATTCCGCCGATTGCCCCGGTATATTTGCTCCATGTCTCGTATTGGTGCATCGTGATGCAGGTGACAGGCTGCGGCGGGGCTTCCGGTGCTTGACCGTCCGCCCGCTTCTTGCGCTTTTTCTTCGGTTCTGTCCCCTGCGGGTACAGTCTGGGGTTCGCCGCCTCGTCAAGATAATCCCGCAGATCCAGCAGCAGGGTATCGAACTCACGCAAGGTGTCGCGCTTGTAGTATTTCTTCTGGATCACGTTGCACAGGTGCAGCATATCGTACATCGTTTCCCGGATACGCTTTGCAAGGCCGTATTTTTCCACTCTCGGAAACTGTACCAGGATGGGGCTTCCGTAATTTATCATGTCCTTTACCGCCTGCTTCAAGCGGTAGCCTCCGTTTGGCGTGTTCATCTGCTGCAGCTTTTCGTTTTCAATACTGTTCATGTCATTTTCCCAGGCTCTGCAAAATATAGGGGCGGCTATCGCCGCCCCATCGGTTTACTGTCGGTCGGTTTGCGGTTTGCCCCTCTTATCAGAGGGAACCCACGAAAGCGGAACGCCGCCCAATGCTGCCGTCGGCGCGGGAACGCACATTGCTCAGGTACAGCTTGAACACGCCCGCGCTGGAAGTGTTGCCCCAGCTGCCGCCCCGGATCGGGATGCGCTCGCCCTTGTTGATGGCCCACAGATCATCGCCGCCGTAGTCACCGTTCGGCTCCTGCGGGTACACGCCGATGCCGTAGAGGATCTGCGGCACAGCAGACAGGGTGGTAGCCAGAGAGGTGAAGCCGGTGCCGTGACCGTCCTCGCTCTGCCCGGTCAGCGCATCAGTGACAAAGGTCCACTTGTTGCTGCGCCAGTCCAGCTTGATGGTGCCGGAGGAACCGGGTGCCACGAGGCTGCCGTCTGCGGCGATGGCTTTCCACAGGCTGCTTGCTGCGGACAGGTCTGCCGTGGCCAGTGCGGCATCATTGTGCTGGATGATCTGGATCTCGCCGTCCATCAGGCGCAGGCCGGTAGCCCACTCCCACGCATTGCCGTTCAGGTCCGCAATGCCGGTCAGATCGTTGTTGTGGTTCCAGCTCACAGGACCAGAGCCGGTCAGGGTCAGGTTTACTTTTCCGCTGCTGTCGTAGTTGGCCGGGGTGCCCTTCTCCCATGCGTGCGCATGGTCAGCGCCGTAGTTGTTGTTGCCGCGGGGCATAAAGCCGTTGGCGCGGCACCACAGCTGAATAGCTGCGTACATGGCATTGGTAGCCAGCGTCCAGCCTTCACCCTTGCTGCGGCTCTGGCTCACCGCAGTATCAAAGTTCACATTGACCGCCGGGGTCTGCATGGGCAGGCTGCAGGGCACGCCGTTCACCAGCGTATCGTGATACTTGCCGATGCAGAAGTAGGGCTTCTCCACGCCGTCCAGCTTGAATGCGGGCAGCACGGTATCATCACCCACGCCCACGTCCTTATAGGTCAGCTTGTTGATGGGCACCACCACAGACGGCAGGCCAAACTTGTCCAGCAGGACGGTGTTCTTGCCGCCAGAGATACCCTCAATGGCAGCCTTGAAGTCAGCAAAATTAGTCATAGTTCTTTGCTCCTTTCACTTAGTCGATAGACCACAGGGTCAGCGTGCAGCGGGAAATGTCGAACTTCACAGGCACCTTCGTGGTCTGCTCCACTTCGCCATCGCCGCCCATGGCGGGCACCTTCTCCACCTTCTCGGTGTAATCACGGGCGGGAATGTCGATCTGTGCCGCATAGGACAGGTCGTCGCTCTTGCCAATGGAGGTAGCCAGTGCGCCATCCCAGTTGCGCACAACGTCAATGTGCACAGGCTCGTCCTTCTCGTACTTGGCGAGGTTCACCATGATCTCGTCATCGCCCAGAAACAGCTTGGTTCCCACCACCTCATAGTTCAGCTTGGTGCCTTCGTTCTTCTCGATCACCTGAATCATAACTTAATACCCTCCGTTCATGTGGTTATCACGGCAGACCTCGCGGGTCTTTGCGGCGATCATCTCCGCCTGCTCCCGCTGCTCTGCACTGATGTTGCCCCTGCAGCCGAAACTTTCCGCCACCTGGGCTTCGTATGCGATGCGTTCATCGCTTTTCACGATCACATTTGCCACGGTTATTCTCCTTTCTCCCCTGTTGGGGCCACACCGTCCTCATACTCCGGTGCGGGAATCATGCCGCCCTGAATCTCAACTTCCAGCGTCACTTCCTTTGCAATGCCGGTGTAAGCGATCTTGAAGCCGTTGAGCAGCTTGTCCGTGATGATAACGTTGCCCGCCGTACCAGCCGGGTCTCCGTCAATCGCCACGCCGTTGGGCATCACAGCAGAAACAACACGGGTTGCAATGATGTAATCGGTATTGTTGCGGGGCTGCTTCAGGGCGATGGTTTTCTTGCTGTTGTTTGCCGGATACTTTGCGCTGTTGTACAGGTAGATGGTGTGCATCTCTCCGGTCATGGCCTCGATATCCAGGCCGTGCTCTTTCAGCACACGGGTAGCCTCGGCCAGCAGCAGGCTGTTTTCCAGAATGCCGCCCTCCATGTTGTTGAAGTTTGCGGCGCTCTGGGAGGTGCCGGTTTTCAGCACCTCGCCGTCCACTCTCTCATGGGTGATGGAACCGTCGGAATTGTTCGTTTCCTTGAAACGGTTCACGAACTGGGTCACTCTGTCCACCCAGTTTTTGAAATTGTACATAGGGTGTCCTCCTTATCCCTTTGCGTTCCTCTGGTCAGCGGTCTTGTCCGCGCTGTTGAAGTTCAGCGCAACACGCAGGAGTGCGCCTTCATCGTCAGCCTCGAACTCGACCTGCTCATTGCCTACCAGCGTCTTGGTGTACATGACCTGCTTGCTGGTGTCCAGCAGCGCAACCTCCGTCACGGTGCTTCCGGTGGAATCGCCGGGTGGGATCGTCATGAAGAATGCCAGACGGCCATCCTTCAAGGTCTCCACGCTGTCGATGGGCACCGTCTTGTAGGTGCTGCCCGCCTTATAGCGGCCAAGCGCCACGCGGACTTTGGTGTAGTCCTTGTACAGACCCAGAGCGTAACTTGTCATTGCCATAGTCTTTTCACCTCCCTTCATTACTGCACAAACGGTTCTTCACCGCTGCGCTTGCCCTTGAACTTGGTAACAGTGACCTCAACGTCCACGTCGAGTACCGGTTCATCCAGTACCGCCGGGATGCTGCTGGCACAGGTTTCCGTGCCCGCCATCGCTACTTCCATGTTGTGCACCTCCGTTTCTGTCTCAACTGTCACATCCGTATCGTAGATACCGGCTGTCGTCGTCCTGTCCGGGACAGTACCAGCCGTTTCAACTTTGTACCTGGCAGACTGCTGCTCCGCTTCCACCGTAATGTCGGCTTCGCCCAGCGCTGCCTTGGTCGTGTTCTTCGGCCATGTGCCCGCCTGCAGGTTTTCGCTGGTGTAGGGCGTTTCCAACATCGCCGCGGTGCTTTCCGTTTCTACGTTCAGATCTGCATCCATGATTCCGGCATGGGTCGTCCGGTACGGGATCGTGCCCGCCGTTTCCACCCGGAACGCATTTGCGCTTCCTTCCGTTTCCACTTCAAGTTCTCCATCTGCAATGCCCGCATGGGTCGTTGTTCTCGGCCATGTGCCGGCATACATCGTCTCACTTGCATAGGGCACCCGGTAGACCAGCGAGGAAAACTCGCACTCTATCTCAATCCCTTCCTGCACTTGCAGGTAAAGGCTATCCAGATGGGCGGTCATGCGTTTGTAGATGTTCACGCTTCGCCGGATTTCCCGGCGCTTTACCGGAATGAGCGCTCCGTCCACAGAGCAGATCACACGGAAATGACCGGGCGTCCCGCCGTAGTCGTACCACTGCTCTATCTCCGACCGGGGATAGATTGCGGATATTGCTTTCAGGGTCGCCCAGTCCGTGCCGTAGTAGCGCCGGACTTCCAGCGCCGTCTTGATGATGCTGCGCTTGGCTTCCAGCGGATAATTGGAATCGTACCAGTCCACCTTGAACTGCACGGCCAGCACATCCAGAATTTCTTCCGGCTGTGAATCGATCTGTGTGTAGATATGGATCAGCTCTGCCGCTTCCATTTCCCGCTGGTGCCGTTCGCGGTACACCTTATCCATGATGCGGACCCACGGTTCATCCGCAACCGCCGGGGGCAAACCCTCAATCAGTCCGGTTCCCCACAGATCAGTCATCTTCGATACCTCCGTAGGTGATCTTTTTGCTGTTCAGCTTCGCCACCTGCGTTTCCGTCACCTTGGTGTCAACAGGCCCCGTCAGTTTCGGACGCTTTGCCCCGGCTTCCCGCACCCGCATGATAAGTTCCGCCGGGTCGATGTCTCTGCCGATCTTCCTCTGCCACGTTTCATACGCCTGCACCGCCTTTTCCACATTCTCCTGAATGGTCACGGCGTTCTTGATATTGCTGGACGCAATGTAGTAGGTGAGGTTGATGTCATACGGCACTTCCTGCGGGGCATGGCAGAGCACCAGATCGCCCATCGGCTTCTTTACCGTTGTGAAATAGTCCTCCATGCCCCTGCATTCCTCTTCCGTCGGCAGCCGTCCTCCATCCATCAGGAAGTAGATGTGGATCGTGTATCCTTCCTCACAGATGATCTTGGTGCCGGATACGTCGGTGCGCCAGCTTTCTGTGAAATACTCATAGGCATCTACCGGTCCTGCAATGGAGAAGATAGACGGAGCGTAGTGGATGCGTCTGGTAAAAGAATCGTCGCCTTCCGTATCCGTTCCGCCGGTGCTGGTCGATGTGTTCTGGGCGGAAGCAATGTAGGGGATGGGGTCAACCAGCGTGTTGATCTCTCCGGCAATAATGCCGTCACTCCCGCTGCCCGCCTCGTCCGCCAGCACCTCCACATCAACCGACATCTCGCCCGCCGGGATCTCCGCGTACTTCGTGGTCTTGAAATACTGCTTTTCCCCGGTGCGCACCTGCGTGCCCTCCGGGATGCTGGTAGTGCTGGTTCTCACCGCAGACAGCGTAAACCGCACTACTGCCGTCGCCTTGCCCGCCTCCATGCGCTCCACGCCCACCATGGGTGCAAGGTTGTCCAGGTTCGACCCGGTGCTTGTCGGCAGCAGTTCCGCTTTCAGGCAAGCCGTGCTGTACTCTATCGTATGGTGAGAACGATAAGCCAGCACCAGCAGCACCATCCGCGCTTCTGCGCACTGTGCCAGCGACACTTCGCCGTTGTACAGTTCCATGTTGTATTTCTCAAACAAGGCTTTGCACTCGGCTGTCGCTTCTTCCAGAGTTTCCCCGCCATCAACGCTGATATCGGGGATGTTTTCAAATTCTTTGATCTTAGACAAGTTCGTACACCACCTTCGGGGTTACTGCTCCGTGCAGCGCATCGTCCTCCACCCAGTCCACACGCACCACCCGTGCCCGCGGCTCAAAGGCTGCGGTCTTTTCCGTGATCTCTGCCACATAAAGACCCTTTGCCACCGCAAGCGGCTTGTCCAGGAACACGCCCGGATCTATGCCAAGCAAGCGGTCGCCTTCCAAGCTGCCCACAGGGGTGCAGTACAGCGTGCGGAGACAGCGTGCAACGTCCTGTGCTTCTTCCTGCGTCGCCCTGTCGTTGGACAGTTCCAGCATCGTACTGCTTATGTCGATCATGTGTACTCCTTCAACGTCAGGCTCACCTTGCATTGCATCAGCAGGCCATGTCTTAGCACAACGTCCCAGCTTTCGCTCATGCTTGTTACCCTGAGTTTGTTCTTTGATACCGGTGCAAACCCGATAATCAGGTAATGCAGTTCTCCGTTTTCCACCATCTCTTCCAGCCGGTTCTTCATCCGGCTAGGATTCACGCCAAGGCTGGAATCAAGCAGAATATCGCACTCATACTCCCTAAGTTTCGGGTTGAGGAACTCCGGCTTCGCTTTGCCTTTCAGCACTTCATGCTCTGCCCAGTTCGCTTCTATTTTTCCCTTGAAGTTGGATGGAGTGAGTACCCGCAAATGGCCTACGGAAAAGACCACATCGCCAAAAATTCCTACATACATTCCTGCGCCTCCTTACACCGGCGGAGTAGTCGGTTTTCCGAGGTTGCCGGTGTGCGTGTGCTTCACGAGCGACTTCCCGGAAACTGTCACATCCCCGCCGCCGCCCGTGATATTCACTGTGGCCGCGCTGGCCGTCAGCGTCGTTGCGCTCAACTTCAACTCGCCGGACGCTTTGATCTCGATGCCCGCCGGCGAACTCACCTTCACGTTTCCGCTTTCGCTGATGGTCACGGTAGTGCCGCCAACCTTGACTTCCAGGCTCTTGGCTTTCAGAACCTTCTTCCCGTCCACAAAGTCCAGCAGTTCTTTTGCGTTTGCATCGAACTTCCGGTATGCCTTTCCATCCTCGTTGCTGTATTCCTTGCGGAATACCTTCTCCTTGCCCTCGACAGGTTTAATCTTCTCGTTCCAGATCGTGCCCAGAATCACAGCGTCCTCCGGGCTGTCGCCCGGATGCAACACCACCACCAGATCGTCCACTTCCGGCATCCGATATTCCCGGTTTGAGAGCATCGGCACCATTTCCGTCACGGTATCGTCCCGGTCAGGGTACGTTACTTCACACAGACCATTTTCGTAGTCAATGGAACTTACATTTCCAAGCCGCACTTCGCTGCTCATGTGAAATCCCCCTTTTCCACTTTGCTGGCCTTGACCTGCGTTTTGTAACCGCCGGACGGCGAGAAGGTGTGTTCCATCTCGTCGATGAAGTATTTTCCCGCCATTTTGCCATAGCCCACCAGATTGATGCACTGCGCCGATGCGCCCGCCGGGTAGCCCGGAATCGTGAAACTGATGGTCGTTGCGCCGTGGTTGGCGTTCTTGATGGCCGCCACCAGCTTTGCCTTCGCATCCGCTTCACTGTTCACCTTACTGGTGAGTTTAAGTTGACGTTCTTCTGTGCCCACCTTGACGTTGATGTTGATCTTTTTCTTTTTGTTGGTGTAGGTATACACGCCGCCCGTGTACGTCCCGGTCAGTTTGGTGTTCCACTTAAAACTACCCGGTTCGATGCACAGAGCATTCGGATTCAGCGGCTGCGCCTCTTCGTATACCGTCCAGGCCGCCGCTTTTTCCTTGTACTTTTCCCGGTCATACACCCACAGCTTCGATGCGTAGACCTTGATGACCAGGCCGTAGTCTTTGCACAGGTCTTGCAGAAACGCACTGTCCGTAGCGTCCTGCTCCTTTGCATCAATGTCGTGGTCGTCGCCTTCAAACTTCAGTTCCAGCTTGTACCGCCCTGCAATGGCTTCTGCAATTTTCTTCACGCTGGTTTTCTTCCATGTGAATGTGCGCTTGCGCTCGCTGAAGCTGCTGTCGTTCGGTTTCGCCACGCCACCCATGGTCAGCGTGTCCGGCGCGCCGGAAAAATCGAGATCATCCAGCACGAACGCGCCACACTCTGCGCTGTAATCACGGTTGTAGTTGCCGATACCGCCGATTCCCCAGTTTTTGGCTACGATGGTCGGATAGAGCTTTACGCCCTTCTCCGGCATCCATGCGTTTTTCCACTTGCTGTCGCGGGCGTTGATGGTAATGCTCATGCTGTCGCTCTGGGATGCAGCCACATCTGTGTAACGGAAACTCTTCACATCATTTTCGATCCGGTCTGTAATATCAGCTTTTTCGTATTTCAGCCGGATCGCCGCCTCGCGGCCTTTGGATCTCACTGCTGTCAACACCATCACACACCTGCTTTCCAAGGCGGCAGGCTGCCGCTCTTTTCTTCAGGCAGTTCAGGTGTTGACAGCACAGTGCCGGAATTGAACCGGACGATGTGGATCAGTTCAGGGTTGTTCTGCATCAGCCAGTCGGCCTTCAGCTCACTGCCGTACACGTTCAGCGCAATCAGGTCCCATGTGTCGCCGGACTTCGTTGTGTAATCAAGTGCCATAGTTCTTGCGCCTCGTTTCATGTTCGTACTGTTCCATGTGCTCGCAGAACTTCTCATAGTCTTCCTCCAGCAGCTCGCGGAGTTCGTCCGCGCTCATGCCGCCATAGATCGTGAAGTTCGGCGCATAGACGTAGGTGTTGCCGGAGCTGCTGGTGTAGGTGCGCTGGTAGCTTGTGCCCCCGCTGCCGCCAGAGCCGCCGGAGTTTCCGCCAGAGGTGCCACCGCCGCCGATGGACGGCAGTTCCACCACGTTCTGCCGGGACGCCTGCAGGTCTGCCAGCATGGAAAGGTCCTGCTCCGTCGTGCCCGTGCCGTAGACTGTCGGGAAGAAGTCTACGTTGCTCAGGTCGTAGTGGTCGGGGTTTGCGGCATATTCAAGCTGTGCTTTCTCTATGTCCGCTCCCCGGATGAACTGGATGACCTTCTGAGCATTTTCATTTGCAAGGATGGTCTGGGCACCAGTGACCACCTTGCCGATTCCGGTATTCACGTTCTGGACGATCTTGCTCTGGTCGTCCGTCACGGCAGGAGCCTGCACGGCTGCCAGTGCTTCCAAGCCATCCACCGCATAGTTCGCAAACTCCGTTACGCGGCTGAACGCTACGCCAGCGTCAGAACCCAGCACCATGCCCGCCGCAACGGACGGGAACATAGTGCCAAAACTCTGTGCGATCTGGTTAAACCGCTGCTGCCGCTGTGCCTTGCGGAAGTCGATCAGGTTGGTGCCTTCGTCCGTAAAGCCGCCATCTGCAAACATCTTCGGCTTTCTGCCGGGCAGTTCCAGCAGGTCGCCCAGACCAACGCCCAGCATCTTGCCAGCCGTCAGCCATGTATCCACGTTCTTCTCCCGGACACCGCGCCGGAAGCTGATGACCGCTTCCGTGCCAGCCTCGCCAGCGATGGACGGTCCGTTCGTCATGCCGCCGTTGGCAAACGCCGGTACGGACACGGGCGAGAGGTTGAAGCCGAAAGACTTGCCGCCGATGACCGGGACGGGAATGCCGAACAGCGTTTCCGGGATTTTAAGCTGGATCTTGTTCAGCGCTCCGATGATGAAGTTGACTGCCTTCACACCAACGGTAGCTATCTGCTTCAAAAATCCGATAACGCCCAAGATCACCGGCTCCACCACCGGCAGCACCTTACCCACAATGTCCACAGCCACCTTGATGGCATTGACCAACGTGGTACCCACCAGGCTTACCACCGTGGACAGCAGCGGTATAACCGCCGGGATGCCCTCATTGATGACAAACCCGAATATCTCCGTCAGCACCGGCTTGATGTGGTTCGTGCCCAGATCCACGATCTGGGAGAACACACCGACAAAGGACTGGACCAGCGGCATTACCGTCTGGATAGCCGGGGTCATTGCGCCAAACACATCGCCCAGGTTCAGCCCTCCGATGCTGAAACCGGATAGCTTTTCCTGAATGCTCTGCAAGCCCTCCGGTGTGGAGAGTTGCCCAAACACCTGTTTTGCCAGATCTCCGATGCCCGTGATTTTGCCGGTAAACTTGTCGAATACGGCAAGGCCGCCTTCACCAAATACCGTGCCGACAATATTTCTGATGTCCTCGAAATGGTCTCCCAGTAAGGAAACCACCGCGATCATCGTGCCCAGACCGGTAATGACCGGTCCAAACGTTCCAAGCAGCGTCACAAAGCCGCCGCCCAGCTTCGCAGCCACCGGGCCAACGGTAGAACCCAGCACATTCAACCCCGCGCCAGCGAACTGACCAACGTTTTTGACCGTGCCGATTGCACCGCCTGCCAGCTTTGTTGCGCCGCCGACCACCTTGTTTTTGGCGTTCGCCAGAATTGCCGGGCCTTTCGTCTGGCTAAAGATATACCCCATCTGCGCAAGAGCGTCCTGACCGTTCATGCCGACCGTGCTGGTTGCCATACGCCAGAGCGCTCTACCTCTGCCTGGCTGTACGATGCCTGTTTTTGCGAGGATCCCCACTCCGGCCTTTCCGATATTTCCGAGTGCAGACTTTCCAAGTCCGCCCATCGTAGACAAGGTTGCTCCGCCAAAGGATTTCATTCCGGCAAAGATGCCGGGGAAGTTGATGCCCTTCGGTCCCGCTATGCCGGACGGGATCTGCTTTGCAACGCCGCCCGCCTTTACGAATCCGCTGCCGATGGCCGTGTTGCCCAGTGCGCTTATAGCGCTGCCTACACCCGTGACGTACTTTCCGGGGGCGGAGTTTTTCAGCACGCCCAGCAGGCCGCCGTGTGTGCTGGCTTCCAGAACGTCATTCACAAAGCCGGTCTGCCCCTTCTTGGTTCCGCTGCGCAGTCCCTTGAAGTTCTTCATTGTTGCCCAGATGCCCACGCCAGCGCCGTCCAACGTCTGCCCGATCTTGCCCAGGCGCGTTGCTGGCTGCTGTGCTCCGATGCCAGCCATCTGTGCACCGTACTTTGCATTTTCTGCGAACATTCCGGCATTCGACCCGGCAAATGCCGCGCCGCTCACCGTTTTCTGGATCAGGCTTGTGGGGGTCAATGCACCCAGCAGGTTTCTGACCGTGATGCCGCCGAAAGTTCCGCCGGGCGCTCCGCTCGGCTTTCCTCCGATCACGATGTTTCCCACCGTGGACAGCAGCGTGCTTCCGGCGCTGTACGCCGCGGGTGCAAGGCTCATGGCTCCCAGCGCCGCAACAATGGCCGTAATGGCTCCCGCCACTTCCGGCCCATGTTCTGCTGTGTAGTCGATGCCTTTCTGTATCCACGGCAGCGCCGCCTTTGCGGCGTCCCCGATTCCGTTCACTGCATTGCGTAGCAGCGGCAGTACCGACGTTACCAGGTTGGACAAGTCCGGTAGGCTTTCGTCGATCTCCTTGTAGAAGTCCAGCTGGATCCGGGTCAGTTCCTTTTGGGCGGGCAAGAAAGCCTCACCAACGTCCTGCATCAGAACCGTTCTGGCATTGGTGCGCATGATGTCAAGACTTTCCTGCGTCCCGCTGTTGATAGCAAACTCACGCTCCATACTGTTTTTGTAGTTGTCGTAGTTTGCATCGCTCACTTCAGAAAGCGTTTTTTCCAGCAGGTCAAGATTATTCGTAACCTTCGCTGCACCTTCCACCGCCCACTGGTTAAACAGAACGTTCAGCGTGGCCAGCTTCTTTTCGTCCGGCAGCTGATTGATAGCCGCAAAGACTTTCTGCAGCGTCCCTGTTCCGTCCTCCTGCATCGACTTTGCCACACCAGATGCCGAGAATCCCAGCGTTGCCCACATCTCCTTTTGGGCCTTGGTTGCGCTATCGCCCTTTGAGATGTTGGTGTAAATTCTGGAAATCGTAGTACCAGTGCGTTCCGTGTCAACACCGGTAGCCTGCATTGCCGTAGCAATGGCTGCTGTAGTCGATGGATCCACACCGGCCAGCTGGCCAACAGAAGCCGATTTGTTCACGCTGGATGCGATTTCTGCGGCGGTCGTCGCATTGTTTGCGCCCAGGTAGTTGATCTGGTTCATCAGGCGCATAACGTCATCGTGGCTGTAATTGACTTTGTTTCCGTTCTCGTCCTTTTTTGTGAACGAAACTTCCCACTTGGCCATATAGTCACCGGCCGTCCGGTCTTCCAGATCCATAGCCGTAGCGGCCACGGCTGTGTCGCGCAGGATGCCGCTTGTGGTCTGTTCGTCAACGTCCTTACCAGACTGACCCAGAGCCGCGCTCATGGTGGAAAGTTGTTCCGTGGTTCTCGGAATCTCCATGCTAAGCCGCTGGATGTAGTTCTCCATATCGGCATAGTTTTGCGCATAGGTCTTTCCATTTTCGGACATCTGGTCGGACGCTTTGCCCGAACTGTCTGCAAGGCCGTCCACATAACGCATGACCGGTGCCATCTGTGCTTCCAGCTTTACAGCCTCGTTTGTGGTTTTCTGAATGCCTGCGGCAACAGCACCCGTCAGCGTTGCGCCAAGTGCAAGACCAGCTTTGCCGACCACGCCCAGCACATTTTTGACCGTGGATGCCAGGGAGTTTACGCCTCGCATCTCTCCCGCCAACGAGCCAGTCAGACCCTTCACCTGACTTATGGTTTTCGTCAGGGATGGATCCACTTTGCCCATGATGCGGATGCTAAGATCTAATGCTCCATTTCCCGCCATACGTCCGACACCTCGTTACACAGATTTACCAGTTCCCACCGTGGCAGATGCAGCAAATCGGTCATGTTGGAGTGCGTGGCAACGGACAACTGGATAGCCGCTTTCCTAAGTCCTTTCGCCCCGCCCTTTACTCGAAAAAATCAGCGTCCACAGCGTCGCGCAGCTTTACCGCCTCGCACAGCGGCAGACCAGCAAAGAAATCCACCGGATAGCCGGTGCCCATGCTGGCAATGATGCAGCAGTACAGGTAATTGCGGCCAGTGTTCACCGGGTTAAAGCCAGCAGCCACCAGACGGTTTTCCGCCGTCGATTCGCTCATGGTGTTCAGTTCGCCCACGCCGGACAGGTCGATGCCTTCAAAGGTCTGGCCTTTCAGTTCGTTCTTCTCGCTGCCCTCGTAGGTGTAGGGCGCAGCGAATTTCAAGGCATGAGATTTCAGCTGCGCCTTGACTTCCTCGGCCTTCTGGCTGCTGTCCATTGCGTTCAGCACCGCCGCTTGTACCAGCTTGATTTTGCCGCGGGGCATGAGTTTGAAGAACTCCACGGGCTTTCCGGTGGCCTTGACGGCCATTTCCTGTGCGAAAGAGGTGGTAGCCTCCATTGCAGCCAGAGATGCCAGTTCACCGGAAAGTTTCTTCTGCACATCCACAAGATCCTGCACGGTCATCTTCGCCATGCCGGACAGATCCAGACTGTCGTACTCCTTGCCCTCAAACTTGTAGGGCTTGTCGAACTTCACGATATTCTCCATTGCTGTTTCCTTTCACGTTAAAAAGAATCAGCCGCCCCACCCTTGGGACGGCTGACTTCATCATGTATCAGGCTTTAGATCAGAGCGTTGATCTCGGCACGCATATCCTCGCCATCCACATAGTAGCGGCCTGCAAACTTGTCGATGTCAATGACGGTCTGTCCGTCAACCTCCATCAGGTAGCGGGTCACTTCCAGCGTGGTGGTGCTGCTCATGGTGTCAGCACGCTTCAGCTTGCCGGGATCCAGCTCCTTGGGGCGGCCGCCCAGAACAACGCGCAGACCCTTGTAGGTGTAGCCGCCGTTCTTGTTGTCGTTCTGCATAGCAGCACGCAGGGTGATCTGGATGTTCTTGTTGGGGTTCATCATCTTGGTGGCGTAGCTGTACATGGTGTTCCAGTTCAGCGTAGCCTCCATGCTCTCAAACTGGCCGGGTACGGGAGAATCCACATCGCCCGCAATGCCCATGCCATTCACGGTCGTGGTCTTGTTCTTGATCTTGGGCAGGGTAACTTCATCTGCCAGACCGATCAGAAGGTCATCCTCGGTGTAGGCGTTGTAGTCATTGATGACCTGGGGAACCAGATCACTGGAAATATTCAGAGCCATAGTTCATCCTCCTTCTCCTTACAGAGACAGCGCAGAAGCCAGTGCGCCGGCCTCATACTCCATGGTGTTGTTGATTTGCTTGAACGGCGGGAAGGGAGTGCAATACTGGTAGAAGCTGTAATGGCCTGCCACCAGCTCTGCGGCAGTGTTGCGGTCAGGGTCCGCCTTCATGCTGTAGCTGGCGCAGACCTCGGTGGAAACATACACGCTGCCCTTCATGTTCTCGCTGTCGATGATGGACTGCAGGCGCTTCTTGTTCATGGGCTTGTCCAGCTTGCTCTGGTTGCTCAGAACAAACTGCGTCCAGGTATGGTTGAAGAAGCGGCGGACGCAGAGGAAAGCGTCCTTCGGGTCGGTGTTCTTCGGGTAGCAGCAGGTCTCATTGCCCCAGACCACAAAGTCGCCAGAGCGGATGAAGGTTGCCACGCCCTGCTCGTTCAGAACGTTGCCCTGTTCCTGATCCATCAGCACCTCCGTGCCATCTTCCAGGCAAGCTGCGGAGATGGGCACGCTCACATTGGACGGGCTGGCGTTCGGACAGTCGTTGTACAGACTGTCGTTGTACACGGTGGCTGCCGCTGCCAGAGCACTTCCGCTGTAAATTGCGGTGCCGATCTTGCCATACAGCCACAGGGCGTATGCCTCGCGGGAGGTGGCACCCTGCTTCACCTTCTGCCCGGCCACATCGGTGTACTTCTTTGCACCGGTGGCGCTGCTGTCGATGTCAATGTAGCACACTGCGTCGAACACGCCATTGATCTTGCGGCACTTAGCCTGCATGGCAGCGCACACCAGAGAATCCTTGGAGAAGCGGGGTGCCAGAATAATGCCGGGCACCATGCCCAGCTTTGGGAACACCTGACGCACAACTTCCAGACCGGTTTCCGCGCCGGTGGAAGCACTCACGCCGCCAACTATGTCGGTTGCCGTCACCTTGGTAGGATCCAGAATAGAGCCGGTCACGGTCATCGTGGTAGCGCCGTCGCCCTTGCCACCGGTGACAATGGCAATGTTCACGGTGCCGTCATCGTTGAAGCTGGCGGTGTAGTCCTCGTTCGCCACCAGTGCAGTGGTTTCTTTCTTCACCACCAGAGTGCCCAGCAGAATGCCGGTTTCCTCGATCTCGGCAACACCATCGTTCACCTGCACGCTCTTGGTTTTCATCTCCGTGGTGTGCTTTGCAGGGTCCAGAACGTTAATCAGGACGACGGGAGCAACGCCCATCACCTGAAAGCTGGCGCTGATCGCATCGCACAGGGTATACTTTGCGAAATCGTCAGAGTAGCCGACTGCGGCGGCCGCCTCTTTGAAGGTATTCGCCAGCAGCGGAGTGTTTACCGCTGCTGCAGGGTCAGCCAGCAGGTTGACCGGGGCGGTGCCCACGATGACCTGAAGGCCAGAGTTGACCGATACCGGCGCGGAAACGCTGGTTGCGGCCTCGGTTTTGTTAAAACCATGAGAAATAGCCATTTGTCATATCCTCCTTACTTCATCAGGTCGGCGGCCTTCTTGTAGAGAATGTTCTCTCTGGTGCCGTCCTGTTCGATCTTCACGCGCATTTCTGCGAGCTTGTCCAGCGGAACGATCAGCGCCTTCAGGAACGGCACCTGCTCCACTTTTTCTTTCAGCTTTTCGGGCAGGCCATCCACGAATACAGTGTACTGCGGGGCAATGCCCTTGACGGTCGGCCCACAGTACGCCGCAGCGCCGGTGGATTCCGTCACCGGCTGTGCTTCCTTCACGGCCTCGGTTTTCTTTTCGGTCTTTTCGGTGCTCATATCAAAGCCTCCACTTCTTCGTTTTTCAGGGTGTTGGGTGTTTCGCAGATCAGGTTGACAATGCCCCAGTAGTAGAAGTCCATGTCATCATCCGAAAGATCCCATTTGCGGGGGTATCCTACTTTGAAAGCCTCGCCAAACACAGGCTTCCGCTTGAAGTGCTGCATGATGGCTTCGATGATGTTTCCGGTGTCCTCATATCCCTGTCGGTCTGTTTCCCGGTTATAACAGCAGATGATAATCTGCAAAAGAACCAGCTGCGGGTCCTTCTCGTTCACCACCTCGCCGCTAGTCCTCGACACGATGATACACGGGAAGTTGGATCTATTGGTATCCACATCGTCGTCATCATCGGTCGGAGACGGGATAAACTGCTTGAAGATCTTCAGCGGTTTTTCGCCTTCCTGCCCCGTGAACTTCATATCCCGGAACAGTTCCTTCAGCTCGTCAATCATGGCCTGCTGGCACATTTCGCTGGTATAGCCGGTGATTTTTTCGGCCATATCAGATCACGCCCTTTCGTTTTGCATTGGCGATCAGTTGCCGGACGCGCCGTTCGGTGTTGTCCTGCAGCATCTGTTCTACGGTCTGTTCCTGCATCTCCCACACGGTATGGTGCATTGCAGAGCCGGAAGGGCTGGACAGTGTTGCCAGCTTCTCGTTCGGTTTCCAACGTTTCTTTCCGCTCTCCGTGTAGTCCTTATCCGCAGGTACTCCGAGTTGACGTTGTACCATGCCGATGTGCTTCGACTTGAACTGTACCAAGAAGCCCTTGCTCTTATCGCCGGTGCCGCCCAGAGCAATCATCGGACTGCCTTTCAGGACGCGCGCCCGAAAAACAGGCGGCGCATTACGGACAGACGGGCCCATGAAGGGCTTTGTGGGGCTGGTTCTGAAATGGCCCAGGTCTGCCCGGAATGCACCGGGGTCGTTCTTCATAATAGCAAGGATAGCGGTAGGCCGCCGGTTGGTGGCCTTCTGGCGCTGGCGCAGGTCTTCGATCATGCGTCTACCTGCTGCGTTCAGGTCGTAGCGTTTCTTCACTTCGGTCAGCATCAGCTTGCGCGTCTGCCGCGCCGTGGTGTTTGCGACCACCTTCAACGCCGCCGGGGTTTTGTTTCCCAGTACGCCAAGAGCGCGGGTCACTTCCGCGTCATCAACGGAGACCGTCAGGCTGGAAGCGTCATAGTTGGTATGGAAGTATGCCAACTTACCTCACCCTTTCCAGTTCCATGCGATACATACCCGCTTTCAGGGAGCAGGATTTGATGTTGTAGATCCGTTTCTTGTCCAAGGTGATCTGCTTGCCGCTTTTCGGCATGGGGCCGTAGTCTTTCTGCTTTACAAAAAGCAGCAGGTCGGCCTTGTACATACCCTGGTCAAAGGACTGTTTTGCTCCGCCTTCCCAGTGAGCCGGACGTTCAAGTACGCCGGGGTGCTGCGTGATACAGAGCATCAGCTTATCATCTATGTACCGTTCTTCCGCAAACTCATTCGGGTTGAAGATTACGTTCTGCACATCCTGTGCAACGCAGTCTTTGAACGTAGGAAACGGTTTCGGGGTTTCTGGTGTGCCGTAGTTCTGGTCAACGTCCAGCATATCCGCGCTCCTTCCCGTATCAGCAGACGGTAGCAACCAGCCAGCTGTCCACCTTGTCGGGGATGGTCAGCGGACTGGTCTGCAGCTCAAGGATCATGCGGTCAGGACCATGCTTCACATAGGTGCGCAGCAGGCGGTTGGTCTGAGCGGTGATAGTGCGCTTGCTGTCATCGATGTAGGAAGTCAGGCCGTAAGCACGCATGAAGTTCGGGTTGGAGGGCAGCAGAGCAATCTTATTGTCATCCACCAGCCGCTTGGTAACGGGCGCAGAAGGATCGGTCCAGTCGTCCAGATAAACCTCACCGTAGGTGTAGATGTCCAGACTAGGCTTGCTCAGGTGGCCGATATAGCGTGCGCCGTTGGGCAGATCCTTGGGGTTAATGATGCCCAGTTCGATGCGGCGGTTGTCCAGCATATTCTGCACGTTGGTGTCGGCCAGGAAGTTGCGCAGAGCGGTCTTGCCCATGACAACATGATCCACGTTGGCAAAGCCATTTTCCAGCACCTGATCCACCCAGTCCTCCAGGTCATCCAGAGGCTTAGCGGCAGATGCGCCCCATTTCTTCGTACCTTCCAGCTTCACCTTGTTGGTGAAACCGAAGTCGATTACCTTGTTCACGCCGGGGCCGACGACAGGAATCTGGCCGTCCATGATGGTGCGCACTGCCATCCACTCCTCGCGGCGGGTTGCAGCATCGTTCAGACGCTGGTAGTCCTCGATCAGCTGCTTGGCGGCGCGTTCTTCGGGGGTCATGCCGGAATACAGATCCTCTCCCGGCATACGCTCCAAAGCGTCGTTTGCGGTGGTGACGGTCATAGGGTTAATCAGGGGCGGAGTAAAACTCTCAGTCTGGTAGCCCTCATTCTTGAGTACCTGGCCGCCGACCAGAGGATGCACGAAGGAAGCCATGCGGCGGTCGCCCTTCACCACGTCGATGTCCACGCTCTTGGTGGCAAAGGTCTTGACGTTGGTGAAATAGTTGTCCAGGAAGAAAGTGCGTACCGGGGGAGTGGTGCGCACGACCTCGGCCAGATACCGAGGCTCATAGATACTGATTTCGTTAGCCATAGTTGTTATTACCTCCTACTCACTTCAGGAAGATGCCCAGATTGCGCAGAGCAACTTCAACGTCTGCTGCTTTTACGCCCTCAGGCAGCGCCAGACCGTCGGCGAAAAACTCACCCGTCAGATAGATGGGCACTTCCTCGTCTGCCGCTGCGCTGTCTGCGGTGATGCCGTACAGCCCAGTAACGGACAGCGGATTACTGCCGTCCACCTTGGCGATGGGCTTCACTTTGCCATCGGCCAGCAGCACCGGGGCGTGTGCCTCAACTGCTGCGCTGGCTTTTTTGGTGGCCTTTGCGATGCCGATGTTCGTGCCGGCAATAAAATGCTCCGGGGCGGTGGAATAGATCTTTCTTTCCAGATCCATGCTCATAACCTTGTCCTCCTTACTTCACGCCGTTCATCTTGTGGATTGCGTTCATCAGGCCCTTTTCCTGTGCCTTCTCCGGCTCCGGGTTGGCGGGCGGCGGATTGGTGATGTTGTTCGCGCCGGAAGTCTGAGCGTTGGCCTTTGCCTTGTCCAGATAATCCTTGCTCTGCTTCTGCTGCTTTGCCTTCATACTGGCAATGACAGCCTTCGCAAAGGATGCGGAATCAATGGGCTTCACAAACTTCGCCTCATTCGCTTCATCCTCCGCGCCGGGCAGAGTGGCGTTTTCGATCTCCTGAATGCGGGTGCGCTCGGCATTGATAGCCTCAGCCTCGATCTTGGCTACCATATCCGGGCACGCCTTGCGGAGATCGTCCACGGTCTTGATGTCCTTAATGTCCATGTCTGTTACCTCCCCATGGGTTTTGTTCCCCGACTGATCCGCCGGGGGTGTATTTTCAGGCTGGGCCGCGGTCTTGTCCACCACCCGGCTTCTGACAAAGTTCGGTGCTTTGTTGAACGGGGTGTTCATGCTGATGCTGTTGACGAACAGGATGCCGTTGCGGTTCTCCACAACAGAATCGTCCGTTTCGTCGTCCACCTCGTCCACAAAGCCCTTCTCCTTGGCTTCCGTTGCCGTCCACCAGTTCGTTTCATCCATCCACTTGGCGCATTCGTCCTCGGTCTTGCCTGACTTCTTGGCGTACAGAGTGACGATGCTGCTGCGGATGGTTTCCAGCGCCTTCAGGCAGTTTTTAAGATCCTCTGCGGTCAGGTAATCGCAGAGGCCCACACTTACCGGATGCACCATGTAGCTGCCGTCTGCCGCCGCCTCCACTTTGTCTGCATGACAGGCAACAATGGTTGCCGCGCTGGCGCACAGGCCGTCGATGTGGGCGGTCACAGTGGCCGCGTTGCGTTCCAGCATATTGCCAATAGCCTGTGCTGCAAACACATCGCCTCCACCGGAGTTGATGTACACGGTGATTTCCTTCACATCTCCCAGGGCGGCAAGGTCATCCGCAAACCGTTTCGGGGTCGCGTCATCTTTCCACCAGCTGTGCTCAGAAATATCGCCGTAAAGCAGAAGTTCCGCTTTCTGGTCATCACCGGCCAGATTGCGGAACTGCCAAAACTTATCATTTGTCATCTTCTGGTTCGTCTGGGAATTTGGTTTGCTCATTTAGCCCTACCTCCTTCATTTTTTCCATTTCGCTCTTGCGCTGCCTCATGTTTGCCCGCCAGCTTCCGCCGGTCATCTGTGCAGTTTCCTGCTCATTGGTGCTGATGCCCTGCTGAACGCGCAGAATCGCCGCCTCGATCTCTTTCTTGGCGTCCAGATTGGTGCGTGCCGGGCCATTCCATGTGCAGCCCATGTAGGCTTTCGCCACAGCAGGGTCATCAAAGAAGCCGGGTGCATTGATGCGCCCACGGGCCACCGCCTCGGCAAACCATTTCTCGTAGGCAGGCTGGCAGAAGTCCGCTGCAAAGCTATCCCGCAGCACACCGCAGGTGCGCCAGAACTCGTTCAGTGCGCCGCGGCTTGCGGAATAGTTGGAACTGAATTTCTTGTAAAGCACCTCACTGGGGATCTCTACGCCGGTCGCTACCTGATTGGACATGGCCGACATGAAGCCGTCAAAGGTCGTGGTCGGGTGCTTCGGGTCGAACGTATCCGTGCTCTCTCCCGGCGCAAGGTCGAATACCGCGCTCGGCGCAAGGTCGATGCCCAGTTCATCGGGCGGGGTGTTCGGGTCCTCCGCCTTATCTGCCGGTTCCTCGCCGAACGGTGCCTGACTGGTCGGGTTTTCATGCTTGATAAACAGCGTGATGGACGATGCCACGATAGCCGCCGCCAGCTCCGCTTCTGTGTATCTGCCCATCTGTTTCAGCGTGGGCAGCACCGGGGCCAGCAGGGGCACACCGCGCCGCTGCCCGGCACGCTCCCTCTGTGTGACGCACAGGATGTTCGGTTCTCCCGTTTCGGGGTCGCGGGCTTCTACCCGCGTCCATGTCAGCGGCACCGTGCTGTCGTAAGCCAGCGGATGCCGACTTGCTATCCAGTACGCCACCACCGCGCCGTCCTGGTTCGTTTCCACGCCCTGCACGATCTGGAACACGTCATGCTTGTCTATCGTGCAGGGTGCCATTATGTCCGTGCGGTCAGGGCTGCAAATCAGATCAGCCTCGATCAGGCGCAGCCGCAGAGCATACGGCCAGTGCGGATGTTCGCTGAACTGCACCACCGCAAACGCATCGCCGTTCATCAGGAAACTGGTGAACGCCAGCGTCTGCAGCCGCCAGAAGTTATCCATGCCAGCAGCATCACAAAGGGTGCTGTCCGCCCAAAGTCCAAATTCGCGGGAGATCTGCGCCTGCAATCTGTCTGCCTGTTCCTCGTTCAAGTGCAGATAGTCCGCATCCACCTGCGGGGTCGGCACAAGGCCGCTGCCCACCACGTTGGTGCGCAGGGTCTTGATGGCACCCGTTGCCAGAGGAATGCCCATATAAGCATCCCGGCTCCGTTTGCGCAGAATATCAAGATTATCTTCGATATCCTCTTTTGCGCTGCCGCCGCCAACGTGCCAGCTGCGCATAGCGCGGGAAATGCGGCTCGCGCCGTAGTTCCCGTAGCCGGTGCCGTTGTTCATGACGGACAGTGCGGCGCGTGCCACAGCGCGGCGATACCCTTTTTCAGGGCTGATTGTCGCAATGGCCTTGTCCAGAATATTTGCCATGTAGTCCACCGTCCTTACACATCATGCGGCGAGAAGTGATAGATCCGGTTTCTGCCCCGGCCTTTTTCTTCCGCTTCCGCCTCGGCTACTTTCTTTTCCCAGAAGATGATGCTCTCCCGGATCTGTTTCAGGCTGGCACGGGTCAGCATCATCTGCTCGATCTGGTAACTTTGCCCTGTCGAAACAGCAGCTTCCGCTTCCAGCCACATATCAAGGTGCCGCTGTGCATCTTCTTTTGAAATGATCGGCATTGTTTAGATACCTCCTGATCTTCTTCTGCGGTACTGGCGCGGTGCGGTCTGGCGGGGCGCTTCCTCGCCGGGAATTTCCAAACCGGGGGGATTGCTGATTTCCAGCGCCGCCGTTGCGTAGTTCCGAACGTCAAACGCTTCGTTACGTTTCTGTGCCGGGTCTTTCAGCTCCCACCGCTCCACCTTGCGGCCAGACTTCCAGCGTGTGACCTTGTGTTCCGCAGTAAGCATCTTGAAATAGTTTTCGTCATACCCGGCATCCTCTGCCGCCGGAAAGTGGCAGTAGTTCGGGCCTTTGATAAGCACCTTCAGCCTGGCAAGGACATGGTTTTTGCCGGTATCAACGCCCAGCGTGAACAGTTCACCGCCCACGCGGTTGTTCTTCGTGGGGTTGCGCAGGTATGGTACATCCATACCGCCGCGGCCTTTGATGGGCCAGATGTGCCGTTCCTCGCGCTCTTTGCAGAAGCGGATGACCTGATCCGGGAAGTGGCCGCCGCTGTCCATGCAGACGCACCGCAGGGACAGTTCCGTGCCGTCCTTCTTTTTCCAAGTCTTTGATAGGAAATCGTCCAGATCTGCCCAGACCTGCCCACGTTTCAAATCGCCGTAGATGCGCTGATACCGGATGCCCCAGCTTTCCTTGCCGATGCCCCAGCCCACGACTTCCGCCTCAAAGCGGTTGTCCTGCGTATCAACGCCGGCCGTCAGGTACACCACGCCGTCCGGCACTTCGGCCTCGTAGAACTCGCGGCGATCCAGCAGGTTGTTTGCCTCCACCGTTTCGCCCGGTTCTTCCCACGGCAAGCCAAGGTCAGTGTTTACGAACACCTGCATCTTTTCATAGTCGCCGCGCTTCGCGTCCATATCCGCCGCTATGAAGTCCTCCACGATCCTGTCCCATCCGCAAAGGGTAGAACCCATCTTGTTCATGTGGAAGCCTCTCACGGGGCGCTCTGGGTGCTCTGCGTGCCATTTGCCTTTTAGGCTGTTCTTCTTCCAGCGGTATTCATTGTCCAGACAGCCGCACTCGGCGCAGCGGTACTGTGCATCGCCCGCCGTCCAGTTGTCCTTGTCGAATACCATGTTGTCCCACACAAAGGGTTGATAAAAGCCGCAGTTCGGGCAAGGCACCGTCCACTCTTCTTGTGTGGAGGCGTTGAACTCGTCCAAAATGCGGCTATTGTTTTTGGTGGTTGGGGTGGATACCAGCACCGTCTTGTAATCCCAGTAGGTCGTTTGGCGCTGCTCGGCCAGCATGACCGGGTCGCCCTCTTTGCCGGCGCTCGCCTTGTAAGCGTCCACCTCGTCCGCCAGCAGCACCTTGATGGGGCGGCCGCGGAGGTCTGTCGGGGCATTTGCGCCAACAATGGTCAACTGTCCCCCGGCAAAGTTTTTCTTCATGATCGTGTTACCGGAATAGCGGCTCTTGTTGTCCACAAGGCCACGGAGCACCGGCGTGTCCCGGATCATGGTCGCCAAGCGGTCTTTGCTGAAACTTTCGCCCAGATTCACCGTAGGCTGCACGATCATGATGGGGGCGGGGTAGTAACTCATGTAATACCCGATGGTGTTCAGAATCAGGCCGTCCGTCTTGCCAGACTGGGCGCACATCATGGCTACCACCTTGCGGATATGCACATCTCCAATAGCGTTCATGATCTCCCGCTGGAACGGTGCATTGTCCGTGTTCCAGCGCCCTTTCGCCGCAGATGCTTCCGCCGACAAGCGCCGGTAGTTGTCCGCCCACTGGCTAAGGGTCAGGTTCGGGGGCGGTTTCAGCGCTCCCAGTGCCCGGCTGAACATCTCCGCTGTCTGCGGTTCCAGGTGGATCATTGCCATGTTCGCTGCCGCCTTTCTTGACGCAGCTCTTGAACGGGCAGAACTGCTGGATCTCATTTAGCCGGGTGCCCCAGACGCAGTGCCGGCACTTATTCTTCCTGCTCATCTTCGGATTCCTCCTCCGGTGCCGCCAGCGCAATTTCCGGGTCACTCAGTTCCACAAGCGCTTCCTGCACAGCCTTTTGCAGAATATCGTGCGCTTCCGCCGGGTCGGTCAGCTGTGCCATGGTGCTTGCGTACTTGGTCGGGATGGTTTCCAGCCGGTTCTTGAAGTTGGCAAAGATGGTTTTGAGGGCGTGTTCTACTTCCTCGGTGCGGTGCAAGTCGCCCTGGGCTTCCTCCATCCGCATTTTCTCGATCTTGCCACGGGTTTCTTCCCGCTCGGCGCGGGCAGCCACAAGGCGGGCTTGGTCGTCTTTGTCACCGATCTTGAAGTTCAGGTATTGCCGGACGCAGACCTTCATATCAAAGACGCCGGGGCGGACTTCAGACAATACGCCCTGATCCCGCAGGTTTCGCACCTGCCGGTCAGTGATGCCCAGCCACTCCCCGACAGCCTTACTCGTATACAGAGGCATCCTCGTCACCGTCCTTGTCGGGTATCTCTCCGGTTGCCCGGATCCGCAGTAGTTCAAGCCGCTGCTGTTCGGTTTCCAGATGCAGCTTGTCCATCTCGTTCTTCTGCATCTGGGCTGCCGCCGACAGGATGCGCCCATGAATCTTGTTCAACGCTTCCTGCAACTGCAAGATGCGCTGTGCCGGGGTCTCCTTCTGGTACATACCAATCCGCTGGTTTGCGCCGTCCCGCTTCCGCTTGCCGCGTCCGCCGGGCACGCGCATATCGGTGACGCTGGACGTTATCAGCTGGTCAGGCGGCAGCTGCTGGTATTCCTTGATCTTGTCCAGAATGTACTTTTCCCGGAGCAGCAGTACACCGATCTCGTGGGAGGTCAGGTCGGTGCTGTTCCGGGGTGCGTCCTCTACGATCCGTTTTTCTTCCTCGGTCAGCCTGTCAAAGAAGATGGTGGAGTATGCCCCGTCCTTTTCTGCGTTCAGGTTGCCCGCCGGTGCCCCGCCGCCGGGGTTGCCCACGGCGTTTTTGTTTCCCGGTTGACCGCCGGGCTTCCGGGTCGCGGGCTGTTCCCACCCGTCCTTTGCTTTCCAGCGGCGGACTGTATCGTATTTAAGATGGAGATCATCCGCCAGCTGCCGGAGATTCACCTCTCCGTCCTTCTCCATCCGGGCAATGTACTCAGCGCGGGCGGCATCGCGCTCATCGCTTCGCCTTGCCATTTCGTTTTTCCTCCAATAAAAAATGCCCCACCTGGAAAATCATCCAGGCAGAGCATTCAGCATCGCCGCCGGTCCAACGGCTTTTCTTCGGGTCGCTTACAGATTGTAAGCGGCAGGGTATGAAAAAGACCCCTCGGCGCTTCCGCCATGGGGTCTCTCGCATAATTCCACTGTACCAATTATACCACCAAAACCGTCTTAAAACGTCTTATCTTTCGCCGGTATGGGCTTTCAAATGTAAACAGTTTATGACATAACACCATTTTGCCGCCCTCGGCAAGATGGTCCCGCCCGATTTTGTTGACCTCAACAGGATCGCCGCCGGGGTGCGCAGCCCTGAAATTTTTGAACCCGTCACCCTTTTTCGGTGGCCGGAGGGCGGAAGTCCCTCAAAAAAATTTGCACCTAGAAATATTTTGGGGCTTTGGAACCCGCACCGCGCCCGCCGGCGGGTGGCAGTACCTTACCGGCGGCGG